GAACAAGGAAAAAACAAAGAAGGACTCGAAATGAAAAACGAAGATTACAGGGAAGGAGAACCATTGAAAAAGGTAAGAAGAAAAAAGAAAAAAGAAACCACCGTCGTCAGTTAAAGTAGATAATTAATTAATTAAATTGATATAAAGTAAATATATTTATAATATAAAGTATTACAATGATTATACAATCGCATTTAAATGATTTACCAGAGTTAAATGATTTATATGAAACCTTAAAAGTAGAAGACGACTTTACTGACACTCCATATCACGAAGACTTTCTGGAAACCATTGATATATTTATAGAGGATTATGTAAATTCTCATATTTTACAGTATAAAAATAAGGATTTTGAAGACATGGTAAAAGAAGGAGTATATTCTCAAATAACAGAGTTGTACAATGAACAAATCAATTATTTAGATTTAACATTGGACGAAACCATTGATGAATGTGTGTATTTGTATTTTACTAAAAACAATTGCCCACGTTCGTATGAAGAAACCATGGTAGTGTCTCATCCTATATCAAATGTAATTACTAGACAATTAACAAAAATTAAACACAAATATCAACCCGACCAACGAACGGATGATTGGTATCATTTTAGATGGGATGGATTAACTGCTAGTAATTTATGGAAAATATTCGACAGTCAGGCAAGTTTAAATAGTTTAATATATGGAAAATGTGTTCCAATCAATGTAAGTAAATACAAATCAGTTAATATTGATTCTCCATTTCATAACGGACACAAGTATGAACCTTTATCATTAATGATTTATGAAGAATTATACGACACAGAAGTAAGTGAATATGGATGTATTACACATGATAATTATGAATTCCTAAAAGCATCTCCGGATGGTATAAATACTAAACGAGGTAATCCACGATATGGTCGGTTGGTAGAAGTAAAAAATCCGGTTAGTAGAAAATTAACAGGTATACCTAAAAAAGACTATTGGATACAAATGCAACATCAAATGGAGGTATGTGATTTAAACGAATGTGACTTTCTGGAAACCATATTTAAAAGTTATGAAAGTGAATCATCATTTATAAACGATGGGACATTTACCAAAACAGCAGATGGTAGGAGGAAAGGTATTATGATACGATTTTATGATAATAACGAACCAATATACGAGTATGCACCTCTTAATTTAAACAAGAATGATTTCGACGTTTGGTACAATGAAACTATGGAGAAGAATAAAGAATTAACATGGATTGAAAATATATATTGGCATTTAGAAGATATATCTATCGTTTTGGTAACAAGAAATAAAAAATGGTACAACGCTGCCTTGCCCAAAATGATAGAAACATGGGAGACAATTAAAAAAGAAAGAAAAGAAGGATATGATCATCGTAAACCAAATAAACGTGTCAAAAAACCAAAACCTATTAAAAACATAATAAAGCACGAACCTGAGGAAAATAAAGACAAACAGTCTATTATACATTTCCAACATGATATTCCAGAAAACGATACAGATATATCAAGTGATAATTTCAACTTCTCTTATTTAAACCAAAAAAATGATAAAAAGGTGGTAATTAAAATTAACACTGAAAAATTATGAGTACGTAAAAATAATAAATTATAACTATGATTTATTATTTTTATCTAATTATCTACTTTAATCTTAAACAATAAGCAGTTTTATCGTTAATATTTCGATCTTTAACATAAGCAACTGCTGGTCCTATAACATATGTCCATGATATTTGATTGTCAAATCCTATATACGGGCGGTGGTAGTATTTCATTCTATACTCTTTAAATGCGCTACATACTGGATTTAATATAACCTTTTCCAATTTTTCTTCCTTTTGTTTTTTTAAATGATTCATATTAATACAATATTGTTCACAACCTTAATATTATTATTATAATACTTTAATAACTGGCATACAATGAAGAACACATATTTGGGAATGGTTCGTTGCCGTTACACGGACTTGCAATTAAATTAGGAGGGATATTACTAGTTACTTGAGCATAACTACTCATCTCTGATGTTGGAACGTTTTTTGCTTGTTTATCATAATTTTCAGACTGATACCCTTTCTTTTCCGATGGTTTAAAACTATTCAATAGTAAATCTTTGTAAGTAGATGGAAATGTTGAACTATTGCTAAACCCTTCACGGTTGATAATTATCATAATAACGGCCAAAAATGCCAAAGTCAATAAAACATATTCAAATATTTGTTTCATAATTAAAATACTTTAGTATATATTTTCATTTAGATAAAAAAGTAATTTATTTAATCTTTAACGATAATCACTTAAAATAATAATAGTATATTATTTTACAAATGTCTGAAAAGTATGAAGATTGCGTTATTAAACGAAACGGTAATAGAGAACCGGTTTCTTTTGATAAAATATTAAAACGAATCAAAACATTGGGGCAAGAGAAAAACCGGTTACACGTAAATTACACATCTTTGTGTCAGAAAATTATCGACCAATTATACGATGATATCACAACGCAAGAAATAGATGAATTAACTGCTCAACAATGTGCTTCATTGGCCACTACCCACCCCGATTATGGTGTATTGGCGAGTCGTATTTTAATTTCAAATCATCACAAAATGGTAGACGAAAATTATTTACATGTAATAGAAAAACTTTATAACAATACGGATATCCATAATATCAAAACGCCTATTGTATCCGATTCACTATATAATACCGTGAGCGAGCATCATAAAACAATTCAATCTTGGTTTGATTTCGACAAAGATTATTTGCTTGATTATTTTGGATTTAAAACATTAGAACGCGCGTACCTTCTTAAAATCAATAAAACTATAGTAGAACGCCCTCAACACATGTGGATGCGTGTTGCTTTGGGAATCCACGGAAATGATCTAGAAAAAGCAAAAGAAACATATGAAATGATGAGCAGTAAGTATTTTACTCACGCAACTCCCACACTTTTCAATGCTGGAACTCATCGTCCACAACTTAGTTCTTGTTATTTAATCGCAATGGAGTCAGACAGTATCAATGGTATTTATAACACACTTGGTGATTGTGCTGCTATTAGTAAATGGGCCGGTGGAATTGGTATGCATATTCATAATGTTAGGGGGTCGGGTAGTCATATCAGAGGCACCAATGGAACCAGTAATGGAATTGTTCCTATGTTGCGAGTGTTTAATAACACAGCACGCTATGTTGACCAAGGTGGCGGTCGTCGCAATGGAAGTTTCGCAATTTATCTTGAACCATGGCATCCAGATATCATGGTATACCTGGATATGAAGAAAAATCATGGAGATGAAGAATCAAGAGCAAGGGATTTGTTTTATGCTCTTTGGTTAAATGACCTTTTTATGCAGAGGGTAAAAGACAACAAAAAATGGACACTAATGTGTCCTGATACATGTAGGGGGTTGTCGGATGTGTACGGGGAAGAGTTCAATACACTTTATGAAGAGTACGAATCCAAAAACATGGGTGTAAAAACCATCAACGCTAGAGATGTATGGTTTAAAATCTTGGATAGTCAATCTGAAACCGGGGTTCCTTATTTATTATACAAAGACGCGTGTAATACAAAATCAAACCAGAAAAATTTAGGAACCATTAAGTCAAGTAACCTTTGTTGTGAAATTGTGGAATACAGTGACGACAATGAGACTGCTGTTTGTAATTTGGCTTCTATTGCGCTGAGTAAATTTGTTATCCCACCAACAAATCCCTTTAAAAATATTACTGGAATTAAAATATACACAAAGAAAAACTGCAACTGGTGTTTGATGATGAAAAACGAACTAATGAAAAACAATATATCTTATACAGAAGAACTGGTGAACGTGGAAGATTTTGAATCATTTAAGAAACAACATGGGGTAGAAACAGTTCCTCAATTATACGATGGTGAAGAATTAATTGGAGGGTATACAAAAGTTGCTCAATTATTGAAACCAACATTTGATTACGACAACCTCCATAAGATCACCAAAATAGTTACAAATAACTTAAACAAGGTTATCGATATTAATTTTTACCCCACCACCAAAACACGCACCAGTAATATGCGTAACCGACCAATTGGTATTGGCGTTCAAGGACTGGCCGACGCGTTTGCGATGATGAATGTTCCGTTTTATTCAACTGAAGCAGTCGTTATCAACCAACAAATATTTGAAACAATGTACCACGCAGCACTTGAAAAAAGTACAGAATTGGCAAAAATAGAAGGTCCCTACAATAGTTTCGAAGGGTCGCCCGCAAGCAAAGGAATACTTCAGTTTGATATGTGGAACTCAACTGTATCAAATGACCGATACGATTGGGACGCTTTAAAACAAACCATTAAGGACCAAGGATTGAGGAATTCATTGTTATTGGCGCCTATGCCAACTGCTTCCACTTCTCAAATTCTAGGTAACAACGAATGCTTTGAACCATTTACTTCCAATATGTATGTTCGTAGAACGATTGCCGGAGAATTTGTGATTATCAATAAACATTTGATGCGCGAATTGATTAATATTGGATTATGGGACGAAACCATTAAACAAGAAATGGTAAAATATAATGGGTCTATTCAAGAGATTAAACAAATCCCACAGGTATTGAAAGACAAATATAAGATTGTATGGGAAATACCTATGAAACATATCATAGACATGGCGGCTGATAGAGGGAAATTTATTTGTCAAAGTCAGTCAATGAATTTGTGGATGAAAAATCCTACATACGACCGTTTAACGACAATGCACTTTTATAGTTGGTCAAAGGGGCTAAAAACTGGAATGTATTATCTACGAACAAAAGCAAAAGCAGCCCCACAACAATTCACAGTTGAACCAGATAAAATAGCATCAACTGGTAACAACACTACAGATGATGATTATGAAGAAGAAGATTGCTTGATGTGTGGTTCATAAAATATAAAATAAAAAACGATTATAAAATATAATCATTTTTTATAAGAATTTAAAAGATTGTTTGTTTCACATACCACACAGTTCATTGAAGTAAATGTTTAGTTCATCATAACTTGTAATGATATCCTTGTTAAATTTTAATTGATAATAACATCTAAAACAAACAAACACATCTACTAGAGAATTGTGAAGATTATTAGGTTCTGAATTATAGAAGTATTTGTGTAATTCTACTAATTTGGGACACTTATAGGCAACCTTTTCTTTGCTTTTCATGTCGTTTATCATTTTCACTAATCCTAATTCATTAAGGGGTTTGTATTGTTCGCTATTCGACACATCCAATGGTTGTCCGGACAATGGGTCCGTTTTACCAAACGCAATTGCGTTATCCCTTATTTCGAGTTGATGAAGACATTTCTCCAACATTATTCGTGTTTGTTGTACTTTACTTGTTCGTGGGAGTTTACACACATCAACCGAATTATACATAGTACAGTAAAATGTATAATTTCCTTTATGAATATAATCAATCATCTTATTTCTCGCAAATTCAACTCGAATCATTCTTTTATCAAATTTTATATTATGCGCAACACACACTCTTGCTTGTTTTAAATCGTTGACAAATGATTGAAGAGCGTGCATTACTGGAACACCTTTCGTTTTCATTATTTCGTTTGTAATTCCATGTATCTTCGCAACTTCGTCACTTATTGTTTCTCCTGGAGGCAGTTTAATAATATAGTCGCCTACATTCACTAATTTATCATTATCTACATCAAACAACAACCAACTTAGTTGGACAATATAAGGATATTTTTTAGTGTCATATAACGATGTGTTATAACCAGGAATAAGCCCGGTTGTTTCTGTGTCAAATACGATTACTTTCATGTTTTATAATGAAAAATAATAGTTTTTTTGTTTAAATCAATTTTATACATTTATTATTTGAGTGTATATACAGGAATAACCTTTGACATTTCGTTTACTATTTTATAACTAAACCTGTGCTTGTTGGTAACCCCATACTCTTTAACACCATTCATATGATCTTTCGTACCATACCCCTTATTTTTTCTCATATTGTATCGTTCTTCCAGAATCGGATATTTATCGCACAAATCTTCTATATATAAATCTCTTTCCACCTTTGCCAATATAGAAGCAGCAGCTATTGAAGCATACTTGTCATCTCCTTTTACTACGCAAGTGTGCTGGATGTATTCTCCATCTCTACTATATGGTTTAAAAGTATTACCATCCATTAAAATATGATCCGGAACAATTGGTAAATTATCAAGTGCACGATGTGTTCCCCAATAAGTAGCGTGAAATATATTTAATTTATCGATCATTTTTTCATCTACAGCAAACGTAGAATACGCTATTGCGTTCTCCTTCACATAATCATATGCTATCAATCGTTTTCGATGCGAAGTTAGTTTTTTACTGTCCACAATGTATTCGTTTAAATACTCTTCTTCTTGTGGAAATATAACAGCAGCGGTGTATACCGGTCCAAACAATGGACCCCTTCCTGCTTCATCTATACCAACTTCTAGTCTATCTTTTTCCAAATAACTTAACATATATCGTATTTAATATAACTTATTAAACACGATATATTTAATATCAATTTATTTATTTCTCTTCTTTTTAGTTTTATTATTTGATTTATTTTTTTTCCTTAATGTTTTCTTTTTATTACATATGTTATTGGTTTTACCTAATTTATACTTTTTATCCATGTAGCGCATGTCTTTGGTAAGTATAATACACTCCTTTGGTTTTTTGTTTTTTCGATATATTCTTAAAATATTAAACCGTGCTTTTTTGGCAACTGCTGCCTTTTTCTCCGTGCGACCTGTCTTTTTTTTTTCCATTTTTACTCCTTCTTCAATAGCCAGACGGCGCTTGCGTGTAGAACTTTTAAGTTTATAAGCATGTTTGCGTCCTTTGTAATCAATCCTTCTTAATTTAGGCAACAATGTTCGAGGTGTATGTTTTGTTATCATTTTATTTATATATAGATTCACATAGAAAATATTTTATTTTTTTCATACTATAATTTATATGAAAAACTTTTTACCTTTAATTATAATTATATTGGTTGTTATTTTGTTTGCCATTTTAGCATTTCAAAGTTCAAAAATAATTGAAGGGAACACAAACGCATCTTCTTCGACAGACGGAGCATGTGTGTATGACAAATGGTCTACTACAGGAACATGTACAGATGGAAAAATAGAACAAACGCAAACATTAACTTCTGGCGGAGATAGTTGCGACACTACTATAAAAAGAGAAATAGACTGTCAAACTACTAGTCAAACATCCAATCTAACAGATAACTGTATTCGACCCAATGATCTCACGGGATATGAATTTACACACGAAAATACTACCATGAGTAATTTTGAAATAGGGGGGTTAAAATGTGCTACAGATTATTATGGAACCCCTACTGCCCAAGCATGTTCATCTACAGGAACTCCTTATAGTTTTAAAGGATGTACAAGAATAACTGCCGAAGTTAAAAATGGCAATACACGTGAAATCATTGTTAGTTTCTCAAAACCTATTTCTATTGAAGGGTCGCCAACCGATTTAAAAAACAATTTTAAATATAAAATAGTGACTGTTGATACTGAATTAAAAACACCAATCGAAGCAACTATTGTTGGAAACAATCAAATCAAATTGACTACTAGCAAAGAAGTTCCTCAAGACAAAACTATATTGGTAAAATATCAACAAAATAAGGTAGTCAATCAAGGCGGGGTTGAATTGTCTGTGGACGATGTTAAATTAGATATGATTGATGAAATATCAGTTGTAAACAGTGTCGTGGATACAAGTGGACCAGAACTTAAAATATCACATATTACAGACCAAGCAGCGAGTACGATTGTAATGATATTTAACGAAACACTTCAACATAATCCAGTGTTAAGTCATTCTGATTTTAAGATAAGGGTTAACGAAGGAATCGGTCGTTCACCAAACAAGGTAATTACGCAAAACAATAAACTTATTGTTACGTTAAGACAAACCATACAAAAGGGACAACGTATCCAACTATCTTATAATAAAAATACCAGCAATGGTTCCAAACAAGTCAAGGATTTACACGGCAATGCTTTAGAAAGTTTAGCAAATATTCATGTTATTAATAACGTTGGTTCTCCATCAACACACATAAACCAAAACAACTTTAATACTGAATCTAAAAAGGGGAGAGATGTTAATACTGACAAAGAAACTGCTTACTTCAATAATCAATATATTAAAAGTATGGGAGGTCACAATCCATTTCAGTTTTTAAACGAGAAATCAGGAATGGCATGTAAGATTGATGAAAACAATAAAAACAGAGCCATATGCGACCTAAACAGAAATAATCCAGTTAAACCATTAAACATAAATGACTTACACGACAACAGAGGCGATGAAAAAGACAAGTACATATTAAAAACCAAAATAGTCCCCGTAGTTTATCCAAGGTGTCCTACTTGTAATGAAGCAGATATAGAAGACAAAGACAGTAAATTAGGTGAAAACAAAAATATGTTGGATGGTTTAATAGATAGTATTACAGATGGGAAAAAAAGTAAAAAAACACCATCTTTTAAAAAGGTAAAACTAGAAAACAACCTTAGCGTTGGAAACCCTATGGAGTTAAATAAGTCTATTTCCAAAATAATAGATGTTCAAGACAACCTTCAATTAAACAAGTTTGATAGAAGCATTAAAGGAAAGCAGACCAGTTCAAATCTTAGATTAAACCCTGGAATACAAATACCAGACATTAATACTGAGTTTGTGGAAAAGGCATCCGGTATTGCAAATGTAATACCTCCTAAATTTATAGACGAAAATATCCCAACCCAATTGACTAGCGAAATTGGTAATATTAAAACAAATAATCCATCAAGTGGATTTATCCCTCGATTAACCAGTTTTTCTGCTTTTTAAATAAATACAAAATTAATATACATCATATATTAATTTTATAATCTTTAATTACAACTCAATTTTCTGCTTTACACACGCCTTATCCATTTGAAATGTAGGTTCCTTTCTCTCTTTTGGAACGATTTTAATAACACATTTTGCCTTATGACCATAAAGCGGTGTTTCGCATCCTTTTTCTTTTTTATGGGTTTTCGACAGTTTCTTAATTTCATCCACGATTTTAGACATAGATGTATCACTACACCTGGCTCTAAAATGCTCATATCGTTCCCTTACATCATCGTATGACAATCCAGATGTTTTCTTAAGCATTTTATTGATATGTTCGTGTAAATTATACATCCATCGTGAAAACCCTTCCCTATTTTTCAAAGCAA